GCGGTGTTGCCGCTCCGTCCGCTTGTATAGTAGCGGTGTTCGGTTTGCGGACGTATGCGGCGCAAAGTTACCAAAACAAAGAAAAGCGGCGGAATATATCCGCCGCCCCTTTGTGTTTGTTTATGCTCTTATATATTCAACTGTTATTGGATGCCCCAATTCTTGCGCCCTTGTAAATGCTTTTTGTATCTGCTTTTTGTTTTCGCTCTTGTGTTCGTTGCTTAATTGCTCTATCAATTCACAATATTTTATTGATAAATTGTACTTGATTTTTTCAAGTTGCGCCGCCCTTGTTTTCGTTGGCTTGTCTGCTTGTTTCTTTTCAAGTCTTTTTATAAGTCTTTCAGCCGCCGCCGCTCTTTCTGATAATGTCATCATATAGCCGCACCCCCTTTGTTGTTTTCTGCTTTCTTTCTTGCCCTGTACTCTCTGTAATATTCGGCGGTGTTGTTGCGCCTTTTCTTGCTTTCGTTTGTACCCTTTGCGGCGTTTACCTCTGCTGATTTGATTATATGCAGAAATTCCGGCGCATTTTCTGTAAAATAGTCAAGATATTTCTTTCTTATGTGTGTTATGTGTTCATTTACTGTTGATACTGATTTTATATTGAGTCTATCAGCCGCCGCCCTTTGTGATAAGCCGCCGCCTATAAGTGCGGCAATCTGTTTCTGTCGTGGTGTAATTGTAGCCGCCGCCGCTCTGAGTGCCGCCCCTAATCTGTTCGCTGTTTCTTCGTCCATTTCGTCCCATTCGTCCGTATATGGTGTATATCTTTCGCCGCCTTTTATAAGCCTTGCAATGTATGTATTTACTGCTACCAATGCGCCGCCGCTTTCTTGTATAAATTCGTTGCTTAATTCGTATTCAGTAGCCGCCCTTTGTTTCATTATGTAGTTGTTTATTTCTATGTATGCTCTATGATACTGTTCGGCTATTGTTTCGCCTTCTGCTATTCCGTCAAGTATGCCGCTATAAGCTTGTGCAAAAAATTCTTGACTGTCTGCGCTTGTTCGTGCGATTAAGTCAAACACATAAGCCGCCCCCAATGGTTCAGCCGCCGCTTGTTCTGCTTTCATCTTTGCGCCCGTCAATTCGTTTAGTATGCGGTATTGAGTATCAGTGCCGCCGCTCCTTTCGCAAGATTTGGCGGCGCTCTTTCTTGCTACCATAAGCGCCCCCCTTGCTATTCCTATGTCAATAGGTGCGCCGCTTTCGTCCGTTGTTGTCGGGTAGACTCTTATTTGCTCCGCTTTCGCCGCCGCTTTCTTGTCTGCCCTTGCTTGTTCGTGTGCCGCTTTTGTTGTTGGTGCGTCAACTGTTTTTGTTGTTGCCGCTCCGTCCTTGTGTAAATAGATAATTGAATGTAGCATTTTCTGCTCCTTTCTTATCGGCTAAAGTGTGCCGACTCCGCTTGTGTTTGGTGCGGAATACCAATATTATATAGTACCCTTTGCGGCGGTGTTCACTCTTGCAAGTGTGCCGCCGTTGTCAAGATACTATATATATAATAGCACACTTTTTCCGACTTGTCAATACAATTTTTTTGATTTTTTGAAAAAAGTTGTTTTTGCTCTCTATTAGTAGCGGTGTTCGGTTTGCAAATATACCGAAACAACAAATATATTATATAATTGTTTTATATGGTAGTTTTGCCGCCTTTCGTCCGTCCATTGTTTTTCCGTCCGTTTCTATGTTACAATTTAACACTATGTAACAAAGGGGGGCTATTTTCCATATTTTCGTCCCCTTGAAATTCCACAGAATTGACAAGTTGCTTCATCACACCAGCACTTTTCCCTCTTTTCTCCTGAGCTCACCTTTTCTTCCATAAATAATAGGAAATATCGTACTTATTTAATGGTGTTTTTAAAGAACCGATGTCTCGTGATTCCTTGAAAATACCCAGAACGAGGGTTTAAACAAGAAATATCGAAAATTTATCAAAACAATTATAAAAAATACTTGACAAACGCCTCTAAATATGCTATAATGATTATAGTCAAAACAATTATAAAGAATATAAGAAAGGAAACGATAAGACGATGGGAACCATTATTTCAATTGACTTTACATCAAAGGTGAATAAGAAGAATGACGGTATCATAAATGCAAAGGTTGTATCCGACTCCCGAAGATACCTTAAAAGAGATGCTCTTCTTCCGGCTCAAGAAGAAGTTCATATCGAACTTGCAAACGAGCATACATCAGAACCAATTAAAAGCCTTGAAGATATAGAACGTTTTTCAAGCTATCTCATAAACAATGGTAGATACAGAGACAATATGCTCTTTATAGTTGGTATTAACTTTGGACTTCGTGTAAGTGATTTATTACAGTTAAGATTTACTCAGCTCATTAATGATGACCTATCTTTCAAAACCACATTCCCTATTCTGGAAAAAAAGACTAAGAACACCAGAAAGGTAAGACGTAACAGATACTTAACCATTAATGATGCAGTAATGGATGCAATTACACTGTACCTTGAACATACGCAGTGCAGGCTTGACGATTATATGTTCCGCAGTGAAAGCAACAGAGGCTCTAATCTTAACAAACCAATGAGCAGAATGTCAGTTGACCGCATTCTCAAAGAGGTTGCTAACACACTCAATTTGGATGTCAAGATTGCTACTCACACTATGAGAAAGACATTTGCTTATCATCAGATGTTAATGTCCAACAACGATCCTCGTAAACTTTTATTATTACAAAAGATGTTTGGACACTCATCAGCAGCACAGACACTCGACTACATCGGTATTACTGGTGAAGAGATTGAAGAAGCTTATATAAAGCTCAACTTGGGAAGCAGAGACCATTATCTTGTTGATAGCGTTATACAGGAGACTACATATTATCCTGCAAGCTAATTAACAAACATTGTACCTTGACAACTGAATACTGAAATCATAGAAGAACATTATCTCGCTCGAACTAAAGCTGTAAGTAAGATACGTTACATTGTCTTGCCGTATCTTACTCAACGAAATCAACAGACCTAAAGAATGTCTACGTCACTATTAGACCCCGATTTTTAAAACCGCATATTTACGGGCTTTTCGGGCATCAAAAATTCAATTTTACAACCCAAAAGTTTTAAATGCGAGTTTTCGGGACGACAAAAACAACTTAAAAAAGGAGGAATTTGATGGCGATAAAAGTATGTGATGCCATTATGGGCTCTGGTAAGTCCAGTGCGGCTATCAACTATATGAATGCACATCCTACACAAAAGTTTATATATATAACACCCTACTTAGAAGAAGCGGCAAGGATACGCAACTCTTGCCCCGACCTTCATTTCAAAGAACCCAGTAACAAGATACCTGAGTTCGACTTTCGTAAGTTTAAACACACAATTGAGTTAATCAACGCTGGCGAGAATATAACCAGTACACACAATATGTTCTTGAGATACTCGGACGATATGATAGATATGATTCGCAAACAGGGTTATACGCTGATTGTTGATGAAGCGGTTGAAGTATTGAGACCTTCCTCTATCACCAAATCGGATATGATGCTTCTGGAAAGTGCCGGTTGGGTATCTAAAGAGGGCGACGTTATAAAGCTACTACCATCTTTTAACTATGAGTATGGATTAGCCAGTGAGATTGTGGCTCTATCCAAGGGCAATCGTCTTGTAGATATGCCCGATGTAAAACAAGGTAATGTTTATTATTACTGGCTATTTTCAAAAGACATACTTATGGCGTTTAAAGATGTGTTTGTTCTTACCTACTTGTTTGAAGCACAGACAATGAAGTATTATTTTGACATTGCTGATATTCCTTACAGATATATCGGTATTGTAAAGGATAAAAAGGGATTTCATTTTAGCGAAACACCTCAATATATCCCCGAATATACAAAAGAGCTCTCAAGTAAGATACATATTTTCGATAATGACAAAATCAATTCTGTTGGCGACGATAAACACGCATTATCATTTACGTGGTTTAAGAAGAGCACGGAAGCTGTAAAGAATAACAAAGAAGCTTTGAAGAAAAATGTATATAACTTTTTCATCAACTACCACAGAGATAAACCGTCGAACACCCGGTTGTGGGCAACTTATAAGACCGGTCAATCATTATTGAGGGGAAAAGGTTATTTTTACAGCGATATTGCTTTTAATACAAAGGCAACAAATGACTATCGTGATAAGCAGGTTCTTGCATATTGCGTTAACATATTTATGCAACCAAATGAGAAGCAGTATCTTTTAAATAGCGGAGTTGATATACAAGAAGACAGATATGCACTATCTGTAATGATACAATGGATATGGCGTTCTGCTATTCGTGATGGTAAAGAAATATGGATTTATATTCCAAGCAAAAGAATGCGCACACTTCTTCAAGATTGGATTGAGGAAACCGAGCGTAAATACTATATACATATTAAAGGAGAAACAGCATGAGCAAAACATTAAATGACACACAGAGGAAACTCGTAGAAGATAATCATAATCTTATATATTCATACATACATAGTCACAAACTTAACCTTGATGCAGTCGAAGATTGGTACGGAGCTGCGGCAGTTGGGTTGTGCAAAGCAGCTCTTATTTATGACGAGAGCAGAGGTTGCAAATTTTCCACTCTGGCTTATTTGTGCATAGATAACGAAGTTAAGATGGAAATGCGACGAAACCGCAAGCTTGTATCACCCACTTTGAGTTTGCACGCACCGATTAATCAGGCAGATGGTTGTTGTATGGCTGATATTATACCAGATAACCAAGATTTTATGTTTTCAATATATCTGAATGATGCGGTAGCGATTACAACCAAAGGATTAAGTAAAAGAGATAGCGAGTTTATACATCTGATTTTTGAACAAGGATATACTCAAAAAGAAGTTGCAGATAAGTTTGGAGTATCAAGAACACTCGTACAAAGGGTATATAGCTCATTTAAGAAAAAAATCAGAGATTATTTTGCTGAATAAGCATTATTTTTTAAATCTATCAAAACAATTATAAAGAGTAAAAGGAGTGATGCGTTATTTCTAAGCAACAGACATCTCAAAAATACATATTTAAGATACATAGCGCCCGTTTGAGAAAAGCAAAGTGGAATTTAACCCTTCCGCTCTCTGAGGCTCGCAAAAATGACGAGGTAATTTCCTTGAGTGATAGCCAGATATTACGCTGGATTGATGAATTAAACCACATAGAAAATGCCGATTTTGAGGCAAAAAAGCTGAAAAAAAGCATAAAAATGCTCAAAAAACAGCCAAATTCGCTCCAAAATAGGCGAGAAATCAAGAAATTGTATGAAAAACTCGATAAAGTGCAGCATAAACCGGACTATATGTGCTTGGTAATAGATAAAGAGAAAGATTACCGTCGTGCTTGCAAAGGGTTTATAATTAACGGTATAAAGTATGTACGATTGCTCGGAACTAATGGTGGCGTTAAAAATGAGACTATAGTTTTCGTCAGTGAGCGTTTATCTGGTGAACTAAGAAAGCGAATCAGCAATGGTCGTGATGAAAGTGTTAAACTTATTCCTGCAAAATTTGAAGCATATAGAGCATTAACTTGCAGTGGTTCAATTCCAGTTTCGATGCCTAAAGGAATTTTAGTAGTAAATGATTGCGAAACGGAGTTTTGTGAAGATATTATCAGTTTAAATGATGAAAATAGTGATGAGCCAAAGATGGAGCATATCACTAACGAAAAGATTTTGCTTGATGAGTCTGATGGATATGGTCTTATGCTCCCCTCTCTTGCTGAACGCTGGTCAAAGGAATTGGGGCTCGACTATATAGTAAGTGGTGTAAACACCCGATTTTCGTGGGAAAAAGGTATGGTATTCTGCTTTGATTTCCTTGAATTTGCAGATACGGTTGCACACACGAGGATTGTGACGGATGCTTGGGGTAATCAGGTAGATATTTCAAATGTAGAACTTATTCTTACAACGTCAATGCTTAAATTGTGGAGCTGCTACGACAGTATCGAACATTATTTACAATGTTGTGAAGAAAATCACTATACTTTCGGAATTGCTAAGACTTGTCCAAAAGAATTAGAAACAGAACGTGACTTGAACTATCAATTTATACAGAGCTACAATTTAGATGATGACCAGATAAACGAGCTAATACAACCAACGATTGATGATATAAAGGATATTTTAAGCGGAGATTATAAAAAGGCAATACTTTTTCTCAAGGGTATGTACTTGAATGAAAATAATATTGATTACATTGAAAGCGACTTTACAAAAGCTTTAATGATTGATAAAAGGATATATGATGATCCATTTGTTAAGAAGAAGATTTACCAAATGATAAGAAAACGAATTACCGATGCTAAGATTGGTGTAATTCGAGTTCACGGAAACTACTCTATTGTTTCTGGAGACCCTTATTCTCTCTGTCAGAGCATATTTGGTTTACCGGTAACTGGTTTACTACGCAAGGGTGAAGCTTATAATCAGTTCTGGGCTGACCTTAATACAGATAAGGTTGCTTGTTTTAGGGCACCTATGACTTGCCATAACAATATTCGTTTAATGAAGATTGCTAATGGCGACGAAGTGAGACATTGGTATAGATATATGACCACCTGTACGGTATTCAACTCTTGGGACACTGCTGCTCACGCATTAAACGGTATGGACAAAGACGGAGATTTAGTTCTGTTGACGGATAACAAGGTTCTTGTAAACAATTACAGACCGCTTCAAACTATAATGTGCGCTCAGCGAAATGCCACAAAGGTGGAAGTCACCGAGGAACATCTTATACAATCCAATATTGATAGTTTTGGTGATGATATTGGTAAGACTACCAACTGGATTACAACTATGTTTGATGTTCAAGCCAGTTTCCCGCCTGAAAGCAAAGAGTATCAAACTCTTGAATATCGAATTATGTGCGGTCAGCTCTATCAACAAAATGCTATTGATAAGGCAAAGGGTATAATTGCAAAACCAATGCCGAAAGAATGGTATGATAGAGCAGCAAACCGTATAACCGAGGGGTTGTCTGAAGAAGAAATCGCTCGCAGAGAATTTAACCTCAGCATACTGGCTGATAAGAAACCTTATTTTATGAGATACATTTATCCTAATTTAATGAGCCAGTATAATACATACATAAAAAACACAGACAAAAAGTGTATCAGAGAGTTTAGACAAAGTATTGATGAACTGTTGTCAAAAAATAAATCAGAGTTAACTGAAGCCGAAGCTGAGTTTGTTAGCTATTATTATCAAAGAATGCCCGTTGGAATACACGATTGCGTAATGAATAAGATATGTCGAAGATTTGAAGATGAGTTTGACGGGTATTTTCTGAAAAATATATCTGATACAGAGTTTGATTATAGCATTATGAAAAGTGGTCAAGATTATACGACCACACAGTATAATACAATTTCCAGATTATATGAACAATATACAAAACGTTTACAAGAGTATATGCAGTACAGTAAACGTGAACGTATTGACGAAGATGAATCTGCAAGCAAGCGTAGTTTAATGGTTCAAGATTTTAAAGTTGAATGTCAAAGAGCTTGCTCAAACGCTGCACAATTATGTGATATTATCTTAGATTTATGTTATAGCCGGAATGGTTCTAAGCAATTTTGCTGGGATATATGTAGCGAAGAGATAATATATAATTTGCTTATACATAACAACAATACTATATACTTCCCCACCAAGAACGATGATGGCGATATAGAATTTTGCGGAAAGAGATTTTCGCTTGAATCTAAAGGGGGAATACAATGACAAATATTGTTTTAAACGAAAAGGCTTGTGCGGAATACGCACTTGAGAACTTAACGCTTGGCTCAAAGCCAGTAGAGACACTTGGAAGAGTTGCACGATATTATTATAGTGAGGGTTATAAAAAGCGAGAAATCGGTAATTTGTTAGAGGATTTTATGTTAAAGTGTGACCCAACAATTAATATTGTTAAATGGCAAGCGGCAATTGATAGACAAGTCAACTCCGCTGATAAATACGAACTCATTGACATTTCTGGCATTGCCATAACAAAGGCTGAGATTGAGGCAATCCAAAAGATTGACGGCAAATTGCTTCAAAGACTGATGTTTACGATGTTATGCCTTGCTAAATATGGTAATGCAATAAATCCCAATAATAACAATTGGGTTAACCGTAAAGACAAGGAGATATTCAGTCTTTCAAATATTGCAATTACCACAAAAAAACAATCTTTGATGGTCAATGATCTGTGGTCTCTGGGATACATAGGCTATAGCCGTGTTGTCGATAACGTTAATATAAATGTGAAGATAATCAACGATAATAGCCCCACCGAAATATTTATAACCGATTTTAGGAATTTGGGAAACCAATATATGCGTTATTGTGGCGAGAAATATATTGAGTGTCAAAGTTGTGGAAAAATCGTTAAACAAAATAAGAACGTCCAGAAATATTGTAGAGAATGTGCTATAGAAATTGACCGCCAGAAAGCTATCGAAAGATACCATAAACGGCTTATTTCTTAATTTATCAATACAATTATAAACAATATTTTCGATTTGAGCATTTCCAGAAAGGTGCGAGAAATCGCATCTTTTTGGGGTTGGTTCAATCTGTCTATAATGATAGAAAATAAACATTTTTCGGAACGAAAGGATATTTTTAATGATTAAAATTACTCAACAAGAAGCAAAACTTATCAGAAAATATTATCCGTATGTCAATATTACACGAACTGTACACAAGTACTATATGGATGAAAATGATAAGGCGATTAAGTTTCTAAAAAACTATAACACGAATAAGGAGTGAGGGCGTGAGCGTTTATGTTAATTTTCAAAAAAGCCCCGACGAATCTGAGCTCCAATATATTTGGAGATTATGCTCAGCAAAAGACTCTGGAGTTATTGAATTAACATGGCAAGAGCTCGCTGAGATGCTCAACAAACAATTGATTGACGATGAAGAAGATTATCTTGGAGAGTCTGCCTACAGAAAGAAATATCAGCAGGCAAAGGCTTTTTATGATGAAGTCTTTTCCAAAATGATTTCAGATGAATATCATAGTCAAATATCATCTATGCGTCGGGAACTCCAAAAAGAGCGTTATAAGCTACAGACTGAAAAGTTGGAGTATAATAGATGGCTTCGTGAAGATGCCAGAGATGAGTTATTTGAAGAAAAGGTTATTGAGGCAATAACTAAAAACACAAAAGTTTCTGAGCCTCCTAAAACAATCGAAGTGGTTCACGGCAAACGTGTGGGCGTACTATGCCTCGCTGATTGCCACTTTGGTAAGGAGTATAAGATTTATGGATTATTTAATGAGATAATCAATGAATACAGTCCTGAAATTTTTTATTCTCGTATGGAGCAGATATACAATGAAACGATTGAGCAGATTGAAAAAGAAAATCTATCTGTTATACATATATACAATCTTGGTGATAGCGTTGAGGGCTTCATTAGAAATTCTCAACTGTGGAGTTTGCGTTACGGCGTAATCGACTCCGCAACAATATTCGGCAACTATATGGGTGACTGGCTGAGAAAATTATCTGAAAAAGTTTCTATCATATATTTCCAAACAGACGGTAATCACGATGAGTTAAGACTGTTAGATGGAAAGAAAGGTCAGCATTTATGTGAATCTGCTGGAAAAATAATTAAGAATTGCATTGTTTTAAAAAATGAAGGGAATCCGAATTTTCAGTACGTTGAAAACAAAACAGGTTTAATCTTTGATAACGTTTGTGGTTATAACATTCTCGGAATACACGGCGAGGTTAAAGATTTATCAAAAGCTATACAAGAATATGACAATTTGTATGATACAAAAATTTCATATCTAATCGGTGGTCATAAGCATCACGGTGAGTTTAAAAACTGTGGTGTAAGAAAAGGTTGCATTGGTGTTGGTTCAATTATCGGTAGCGACGAATTTTCAATGACTATACGACAATGTGCTGATGCAACTGCTTCCTTCCTTGTGTTTGAAGAAGGTAAAGGAAAAGTTGATGAACATACATACGTTTTAAATTAACGATTATTTTGAAAGGAGTGACTTGCGTGGCGAGGAAAACGAAGATGAATTTATTGACAAGCGAAGAGTTAATTAAGCAGGTCAATCCAGAAAACTTACGATTAAAAAAGGACTTCTTGGCTTACCTACAATCTTTGCAAAGAAGTCCTAAAACTATATATTGTTACGAAAATGACCTTGATATATTTTTTGTTTGGAATGCTCAAAATAATGGGAATAAATTCTTCCCCCAGATAACCAAAAGAGATTTGGTAGCATATCAACACTGGTTATTAAATGAAAATGGCAACTCCCCCGCTCGTGTTCGTAGATTAAAATCTACAATATCTTCTCTAAGCAATTATATTGAAAGTATTTGTGATGACGAACCAGAGTTTCAAGGATTTCGTTCTATAATTAAGAAAGTTGAAAATCCTGTTAATCAACCAGTCAGAGAGAAGACTGTTTTGAAGGATGAGCAATTGGATGATTTGCTAAATTATTTAGTAGAAAAGAAAAAATATGAAAAAGCCTGTATGCTTGCTTTAGCAATGTGTTCGGGAAGACGTAAAGCTGAGCTTGTTAGATTTAAAGTTTCTTACTTTGATGATGAAAATATTATATATGGTTCACTTTATAAAACACCGGAGAAAGTTAAAACAAAAGGTCACGGTAACGGGAAATACATAAATTGCTATACGCTATACCATAAATTTAAGCCTTATCTTGATTTATGGCTTAAAGAGCGTAAGATTCTTGGAATAGAAAGTGAATGGCTCTTCCCAAACAAATCAAATCACGAGGAGCATTTGAAACCCGAAACATTAAATAGCTGGGCTAATACATTTACCAGAATATTGGGTGTAGATTTTTATTGGCACTGTTTAAGACATTACTTTACCACTCATTTAGTTCGTATGGGGCTTCCTGATGGTGTAATTCAAGATATTATAGGTTGGTCATCGGCTGATATGTTGAGGTTATATACAGATATTCCTGTAGATGAACAATTAGGTAAGTATTTTGATGAAAACGGTATTAAGTCGGTAGAAAAGAAATCTATATCTGATTTATAACGAATGAAAGGATTTATAAATATGTTAAAAAGAAATGATATTATTGAGCGACTTGCTCAAAAAGGATATACAAAAAAGGATGCGGGAATTATTCTTGATGACATCATTAAGATGATCACGGAGGCTCTTGTTGACGGCGAGAGTGTACAAATTCACGGCTTTGGTACATTTGATGTTAAAGAATGTGCTCCGAGAGAAACTGTGGATTTACAGACAAAACAGAGAATAGTTATACCTGCATACAAAGCTCCAAAGTTTACTGCCGGAAAACTATTAAAACGTGCGGTTAAAGAGGGCTTTTTAAGAGAATAGGTCGGTGATGTGCTATGCCTAAAACAAGTAAAGTTCAAACAATGAGTACAAAGCCGAAGCAAGCTTCTCCAGTTGAAGATATGCCTACTTCATTTTATTGCAGTAGATGTCATCGGACGCATAAGAAGCAAAAAGGTAATTATCCCGCTTCTCAATCTCCGCTCTACAAGGGTAATGGCGGTTATCTAAACCATTGCAACCATTGTATTGACGAGATGTTTGAACATTACAAGGCAGCCCTTGGCGATGAGCCTGAAGCTATCAGAAGAATTTGCTTAAAATTTGATATATATTGGAATATGGAAATATATTCAATGTTAAATAAAGCAAGCACAAGCCAATCTCGTGTAAGAGCATATATAAGCAAAACAAATTTGTATAAGTATATCGGCAAAACATTCGACGATACGCTTGATGAAGAATATGCTGCAAGTTTAGAGGCGGAACAATTAAAAGATATTGTAATTACCGATACAGAAAATATTCCCGAAGTCGAGGGTGTCGAAATTTCTCCAGACATAGTTGAATTTTGGGGAACTGGCTTTGAACCCAATTTTTATCTCGAACTTGACAGAAAATACAAATACTGGACTGAGGGATTACCACAGAAACCTGAAAAGGGCGAAGAAGCAATATACAAGCAGGTTTGTATTTTAGAGGCTACAATCAACAGAGACAGTGCTGCTGGCAAATCTATTGAAAAGAATGTTAATGCATTAAACACGCTTCTTGGTAGTGCAAATTTAAAGCCAAGCCAGAAGAAACAAGACGAAGCTATTGATACAGCTTTTGACAGTAAACCATTTGGTGTTGGCATTAGATTATATGAAAATTCAAAGCCTATTCCTGAGCCTGATCCTGAATTACAGGACGTTGATGGAATAGTTAAATATATTTCAATTTGGTTCTTAGGGCATTTGTGTAAAATGCTTGGTATTAAAAATACATATTGCAAACTTTACGAGCAAGAGCTTGAAAAAATGCGTATTGATAATCCAGAGTTAGAAGAGGAAGACGACGAAACGTTGTTTAACGATATATTTGGTAGTGAAACTTAATGGATACACAAGCAACGTCTCGCCTAAAAGCTGAAAGACAACAGCGTATTCTCGATGGTGTTGCAGCTTGGGCTGGATATTATCGTAGTAATCCACATCGTTTTGCTAAAGACTTCCTCCATCTTGATTTACATCTATTTCAAAAAATCTTGTTAGTAATTATGAACATATCTAACTCATTTGTTTTTATTGCCAGTCGTGGTATAGGTAAAACATTCTTGAGTGCTATATATTGCTGCATACGCTGTATTCTTTATCCCGGAACAAAGATATGCATTGCGTCTGGTACGAGAGGACAGAGTATAAATGTTCTTGAAAAAATCATGACAGAATTAAAGCCTAACTCTCCTGAGTTAGCGTATGAGATTGATGATAAAGAAACTCATATGAATGGTAATAATGCGCAAATTATGTTTAAAAATGGTTCATTCATAAAGGTAGTAACCGCTGGCGATAGTAGCCGTGGTAACAGAGCTCATATACTCTTAATTGATGAGTTCAGAATGGTTAAAAAAGATATTATTGATACTATTCTCAAAAAGTTCTTATCAAATCCAAGACATCCTAAATATATGGACAAACCAGAATATAAACATAGAAAAGATTTAAAAGAACCAAATAAAACATTATACCTGTCATCCGCTTACTACAAAGATCATTGGTCATACGTTAAGACTAAGGACAATTGTAAGTTTATGTTGGATGAACGAAGAAAAGATTTTGTTTGCGGTTTCCCATATCAGCTCGCTCTTAAAGAGGGATTGCTTATGGAGGAAACTGTTATTGAACAAATGACAGAATCGGATTTTAGTGAAATCAAATGGGGTATGGAAATGTGTGCCGAATTTTGGGGAGACTCAGACGGCACCTTTTTTAATTTTGAATCAATTGCAAAAAACAGAAAAATTCAATTTCCAATGTTACCAGATTCACTATCATCTAAACTATCAAATAATACCAAAGTTCGCATTCAGCCAAAACAAAATGGTGAAAAAAGAATATTGTCAGCCGATATAGCTCTTATGTCGAGTAGCAAACACAAGAACGACGCATCGGCAATATTCATAAATCAACTCTTCCCCACTAAGGCTGGGCGATATTCAAATAATATTATATACACAGAAACATCAGAAGGAGCTCACACAGAAGACCAAGCTCTTCGCATAAGAAAATTATTCGAGGAGTACGAGTGCGATTACATCGTTCTTGACGTAAAAGGTGTTGGTTTAGGTGTATATGATGCTCTTGCAAGAGTTATTACCGACTCAGAAACAGGAGAAATTTATCCTGCTTTATCGTGTTGTAACAATCCTGAAATGGCTGCAAGATGTACAGATCGTGGAGCTGAAAAGGCTATATGGGCTATAAATGGCTCTGCTCGTTTTAACTCTGATTGTGCGATTTTGTTGCGAGAAGGATTTAAGACAGGAAAAATACGTTTATTAGCAACTGAATATGACGGCGAAGAAGCTCTTGGAGGTATAAAAGGATATAACTCCCTATCTTCTTCAGATAAAATGATATTTACATTGCCGTATGTACATACAACTTTGTTAATTAGCGAACTTATTAACCTAAAACACGAAGAGTCGGGCGGACTGGTAAAAATCATCGAAAAAAGCGGTATGAGAAAAGATAGATATTCAAGCTTGAGCTACAATTATTATGTTGCGTGCCAACTTGAAAAGAATATTAAGAAACGTTCAAGTTCTGATGATATTAACAGTCTGTTTATGTTTAGAGCTCCAAAAATTAAACGATAAATGAAAGGCGGTGATTGCCCGAAATGAGTAACACAAAAAACAAGGAAATTGTTGTGTCAGACGGTGCAATTCCAAACAGTAATTCGGTTCATAATAAAAATATGAGCTTGGATAGTATGTTTCATATGCCGCAACGATTTTCTGCAATGAACAAACTCATATTAAGAGATTTGAACGGTGCCGCATCGTCGCCTACTTTCTATTTATATAGCAAAGATAAAATCACTGAGTTTTTGCAAAATCCATATACTAACGAGAAAAATATTAGAAATGCTGTAATTTATATTTATAGTGCGAGCTCGCATTTCAGACGACTTATTCAGTATTTTTCAAGTTTATCGGATTTGGCTTACGTTGTTTCTCCGCATAAAATCGACACTTCGACTGCCAAGCCGCAGTCAATCAGGCGAAACTATACAAAGGTTTTAAATTTATTATCATCTATGGATATAAAAAATCAGTTTGCAAAAGTGTTAACTGTATGTTTGCGTGAAGATGTGTTTTATGGAACCATGTGGGTAAATACAGATAGTGTAATTATTCAACAATTACCATCAGATTATTGTACCGTCGCAATCATAGAAGATAATGTTTTAAATGTGTCGTTTGATTTCTCCTATTTTGACAGTAATGCAAAATATCTTGAAACATATCCACCTGAGTTTAAGGTGAAATATGCTGCATATCAAAAAGACAGAACCAATATGAAGTGGCAGGAGTTAGACTCCCCCACTTCTTTTGCAATAAAATGCAATAACGATATTTTGAATTATGCCGTACCTCCTTTTGTCGGCTTACTTAGAGAAATATACGATATTGAAGATTATAAACAATTAAAATTAACAAAAACCGAACTTGAAAACTATGCAATGCTCGTTATGACACTTGGTATTAATGACGAGGGTGAATGGGAAATGGATTTCGACAAAGCCAAAGAGTTCTGGAGGAACTTAGATAGTGTTTTGCCGGAAGAAATTGGTTCAATTTTAACACCGATGCCCATTAACAAAATAAGCTTTGAAAAGAATAATGTTGGTGATACCGACACGATATCTAAAGCCGAACAAAACCTATTTACCGCTGCCGGTGTATCAAGTTTGTTGTTTAATAATGAAAAAGCATCTGCTAATGCACTATCATTATCAATCAAAGCTGACCAAGCTTTAACATATGGAATTGTGAAAAATATAGAGGCGGCTATAAATCGTTTCTTACACGCACAGTCATATGGAAAGAATTTCAAAGTGACATTTTTAGATTGTAGTCCATTTAACCGAAAAGAAGTGGGTGACGCTTATATTAAAGCCTGTCAATTGGGTATGCCGATGATTTCGTATTATTGTGCATCACAAGGGCTTGCTCAGGATGAGATGGATTGTATGAATTTCTTAGAAGATGATGTATTGGGCGTAAAAGAAAGATTTACTCCATTGCAGAGTTCATCTACGCTATCAGCAAATTCATCCAAGGATGTAACAAAGGATGCTGGTCGTGAAGAGAAAGATGTTGACGAACTCACTGAGTCTGGAGAACAAACTCGTGAGGATGCTTAATTTTAACCAAGAAGAAAAGGAGAAAAACTAATGTTTATATATGTTATGGATATTGAAAGCAGAGATTATTTGATTGCACACGGTTACAATCTCTTAAAAGATAATGGTAACTCTGAAGGAACTGTTTGGGTTTTTGCAAATAAAGAGGATTGTCAATTTGACACACTCGATATTCCTTGCGTTGTATCAGATACTTTGACTTTTTAATACTACATAGCTCAAAAGGCGGTGATTAATATTGGGTGACAAAAGTTTGAATATTGTGTATGAATCTGCCGTTGAAAAACTTACCGAAATCAATTCGTCATTTGATAAAGGCATTTTAAGGGTAGCTTACACAGGTAAAAACAGAAATAAGTCATTCATTAGCAAAAGTACTTTTGAGAAATGCATTGATACAATTTATAATTGCCCTATTGTATGCAACTATAATCGTGAAACCGATTCTATAGGAGCACACGATGTTGAAATAGTCAGCACAAATAAAGGGATGAAACTTGTAAACATTACTCAACCTGTAGGTGTTGTTCCTGAATCTGCTAATTATTGGTGGGAAACTATCACTGAAGACAATGGTGAAACACACGAATACCTATGTGTTGAAATCCTCATTTGGAAAAGGCAAGAAGCTTATTCAAAAATTAAAGAGAACATCATAACTGATGAGTCTATGGAGATTAAAGTCAAGAGCGGAAAAACTGTTGACGGATATTATCACATAGACTCTTTTGAATTTACAGCATTTTGTCTTTTGGAAAGTGCAGAACCGTGTTATGAATCTGCGTGCATTGAAATGTTTACTTTAAATTCGTTCCGTGATGAATACACCAAGATGATGACTGAATTCAAAGAGCATTTTTCAACGGTCACAACCTCGCAAGAGGATGACATAAATCCACAAAATATCACACAAAATCTCTCGAAAGGAGGAAGTATCTCATTGGATAGAATGGAACTTTTATCAGAGTACGGTTTAACCGTAGAAGCACTTGATTTCAATATAGAAGATTTTTCAATTGAAGAGTTAAGAGCAAAATTTGAAGCTATCAACAAAAAGAAACTCGAAGATGATGACGATGATGAGGTTGTTGATGGTGGAAACGGAGAAGGTTCTGAAGGTGAGGGCGAAGACAAGCCTGAAGTTGCAAGTGTTGAAGACGAACCAGAAACACCCGTTGAAGATGTACCCGAAGATGGTGCAGGCGGTGGTGAAGGCGAAGGCGAAACAGGCGATGATGAGGAATTCTCATTATCCGGTGAGCAATTCAGAGAAGGTTTAGTTGAAGCTTTATATGCGGTGAAATATACAGACCCGTATTGGGGAGAAATCTCTAAGTACATATATGTTGATTATGATACCGAAACTTCAGAAGTGTATTGTTATGACTGCGAAGATTGGAAGCTCTATGGCTTTAGCTATTCTATGAATGGCGACAATGTTATTGTTGATTTCGAGAGTAAAAAGAGAAAGAAATTTACCATTGCAGATTTTGATGAAGGTAGTGCAGATTTCAGCTTCAAATACACATTTGACGCACTTTTATCAAGCGCTAAGAATGTTGCAGAGCAGAAATATAGCGAAGCTTCTAAAACAATTGAAAATATGCAGACTGAACTTGATACTCTGAGAAATTATCAGAAATCAAAAATATCTGAGGAACGCAAAGATGCAGAAGACGAATTATTCGCTCGCTTCTCCGACTTGGATGGCATAGAGGCGTTTGAAGCATTGAAAGCTGATTGCTCAGAAATGGCACTTGAAGATGTAGAAAGTAAATGTTTTGAAATTAAAGGTAGAAATACCACTGTTACTTTCTCTGCAAACAAACCTACATCTACTCGAATTGCTATAGACAAAAATAAATTTGAAAACGAACCTTATGGTGGTCTGTTTGTTCAGTTTCCGCCAAAGAACATTTAAGGAGGATATTTAAGTATGGCTTATACAGTAATTAGAACTGATCTGCTTTCTGGCACTGATGTTGCCGCTGATCTTGTTTCTTTAAGAGTTTATGATGCTGACGGTAATCCTATCGCTGTTGAAAATGGTACTATTGTTGAGCTTCAGGGTTATGAAGATGGTCAGCGTGAAGTTATGAAGGCAGTACTTGCAACATCTGCAAGTAAGATTGAAGATTGTGCTATCGTTGCTACCGAAGAGGTAATGTATGATGAGCGCAAGAAGAACCTTGATGAGTTTATTAACGAAGCAGGTACTATTGCTCGTGGATATATTCCTCGCAGTCGCAATATGTACTCTATCACAAAAGATGGTTTCGTAGGTGGCACTGTTCCGGCTAAGGGTGACGAGGTTGGTATTGGTGCTGACGGTAAGGTTGATGCTGCTGGTACAGGCTACGGCACAATTATGGCAGTTGAAATTGCCGGACGTTATACATACTACGTAATTAAAATTGCCTAATTTAAGAAGGAGGATGTACTAATATGGCTGATTATAAAGATATTGTAAGACTTGCCGTTGATGCTTACCACGGCACTCCTACTAAGTACTCAGTGGGCGAGTCTATGGATGTACTTCGTCAGGCTATGATTGAAGCTAATGGCGGAAGTACTGTACTTGATTATAAAGCAATCCGTGATGGTAAGTGCAACGGTCTCTTTACTCTTGTAGAGCAGATTCTTGCTCGTACTATCGTTGAAGGTTTTCAGGGCGATGAATATTTCAATGCGCTCGTTGATTTCCGTAATGTTGCACTCGGCGACAAGAATGAGTTTGTTGTTGAAGATAGCAATCTATTCGTAGTTTCTGATGCTGCCGAAGGTACTCAGGGTATCCGCAGACAGAGACTTGGCGGATCAAGCAAAACTTCTATTCCGACAACTTTCAAAGTTGTTAAGATTTACGAAGAGCTTAACAGAGTTCTTTCTGGTCAGGTTGACTTTAATAAGTTCATCCAGACTGTAGCTGAATCTTTCCGCAAGAAGTTGCTTGATGACATTTATGCTCTTTGGAGCACTGCTTCTGCTACTGATTTTGGTGGCGCAGTGTACTTCCCTGCTGCTGGTAACTATGATGAGGATGCATTACTTGATGTTATCGCTCACGTAGAAGCTGCTGCTGGTGGCAAGACCGCTACTATTATCGGTTCTAAGAAGGCGGTTCGTAATCTTGCTCCTGCTATTCAGGGTGCAGAGTCTAAGAGTGATTTATACAATATGGGTTACTATGGCAAGTTCTATGGCACTCCTGTTGTTGTAACTCCTCAGAGACATAAGGTTGGTTCTACCGACTTTGTATTTGATGATAATGTACTTACAATTATCGCAGGTGACGACAAGCCTATCAAGTGCGTATATGAAGGACAGTCAACAGTTCTGCTTGGCAATCCTACAGACAACAAAGACTTCACACAGGATTACTTCTATGGTGAGAAGTATGGTATGGGTATCGTGCTTGCAGGCGGTAACGCAGGTATCGGTAGATACGAAATGACTGCGTAATCATACACTACACAGCATTATGTGTTCGGGGCAACTGGCTAAAGTTGCCCCCTATACTATAGTAAAAGTGTTCGGTTTGCACATTAGACCGCCCACTTAAAAATATTGAATTAAAGGAGAACGTTATGGCAACGAAATCTAAGGTAACTAAAAGCACAACAAAACCAGCAACATCAACTACCGAGTCAAAGACTGTTGCTGAAACAACAACTCAGAAAAAGCAATATAAAGTTAAGAAGGAACTTGACCCAAATATGATTATTACCGTTAGAAACGGTTTTCAGGGAAGGTTAATTTACAAGAGTAGAAGAACGCAGGAACGTTTCGTATGGGAAGAATTCGGTGATGAGCAGGATATGGATTTGCAGGAATTAAAGAATGCAAAAAATGCTTCAAAATCATTCTTTGAAAATAACTGGTTTTTAATTGATGACCCAGAAGTTCTTGATTATTTAGGAGTTTCTCAGTATTACAAGTATGCTTTAAATTACGACTCTTTTGATGATTTATTTACCAAAGATTCAGAAGAAATCTCAAAGATTATTTCTAACCTTTCAGTTGGTCAGAAAAAGTCTGTCGCATACAGAGCTAAGCAATTAATCAGTGACGGAATAATTGATTCTATCAAAGTTATTACTGCGTTAGAAGAAAGCTTATTAATTGAGTTGATTGACAGATAAGGAGGCGTATTATGGGCGTTTCCTATAACATTTTTACATCATACTTTTTGGACAAGGTTGAAGAGTATAAATTTATAAAATTACCAGAAGAAAACCGAACTCAAACTGTTGATGGATATATGAAGAGGGCTTGCTCCCAATTTAAAAGAATTTGCAAATACGACATTACCAATGGAGACGATAATGTTCGTGAATTTCCTATTAATATCCCCGCTGAGGATATTGATGAAATTGCAGATATCATTTCCGAGGGTATGCTTGTGCAATGGATGAAACCATATGTTTACAAGCAAGAAAATTATGAAAATATGCTCAATACAACCGACTACTCTGGTTATTCACCAGCAGAATTACTCAACCGTATTACCGGAGCGTATAAAATGTGTAAAAAAGACTTTTCAAATATGATGAAGGAATACTCCTATAACCACGGAGATTTGAGTGATTTACATATATGATGACTAATAAAGGAATCGACATACCAGACAATCTGGTTAAAAACTATCTAAAATCTCTCATAGGTCTATTTTACAAAATATTACCCATTAAGGAAAGTGGCGAGCCATCGCTTGGAAAATATATGGACAGTCTCCAAAGAGAATTGATTGGGTGTCAGAGTTTGATTTCTGAGCTTAATTATGATGAATTGTATTTAAGTCTTCTATCAATCCTTCAGTATTTAATTGAGAATGATTGCAATACAGAGGTTGTAAGATGTGAAGTATTTAAAGCGATAAATATATGTAAGAAATTACAGAAAAAGTATTGTGTTGAGGAGGTGTAGTCATGGGCACGTGGGACACCTACCAAGCACGATTGGAAGTTAATGGGGTAACTAAGCATGAAAGAGTTTTAAATCACACCAAATCCTATATTTCTGATAAAATCGTAGATTCTCTGTCTTGCCACGAAGTAATTATAAGTGGTTCAAAACAGACTGTAAGCATTTTAAATGAAAAGGAAGATTTAGCAATAAAAAAAATCTGTGCTATGCCCGGTGACTCTTTACCTCACGGTGGTTTAGTGGAGTTTGCCAATAGTAATTGGCTAATCACCGAACTCGATGCAAATGACGAAGTATATGCTTCTGGAAAAATGCGTCGATGTAACTATTTACTTAAATGGCTAAATAAAGACGGAAAGATTATAGAAAAGTGGTGTATCGTCGAAGATGGAACGAAGTATCTTATCGGTGAAAAAGCTGAAGATATTATGTCCATTGGTGATGCACGTATAGCTATAACACTTGGCAAAGATGATGATACCATTGAATTAACTCGTGGAAAGCGATTTTTGGTTGATGATATGGACTCTACTAATGTTCTTGCCTACCAAATAACTAAACCTAACAAGTTGTATAACGTGTATAACGGCAATGGCGTTTTTAGATTTATTCTAAATGAAGTAAATTTAACAGACGATGATAATGTGTCATTGCGTATTGCTGACTATTACAATTGGAAGCCATACCAATCACTTGATAACGAACACGTTGATAAAGATACGACTATTGAAGAAATTGTAGAGTCATCTAAGCTCCCCGACAATGACGATAATAAGGGGGTGTGGATATAATTGCAATTAAATGAATTTTTTAATTATAAAAATCAACTTATGAAAGAGTTGTGTTGCAATGAAGCTATTGTAAAACTCGTTACAGACAAAGATAATAGCGATGTGCCAAATCATACATTGGCATATTCCCAAATATACCCTTTTGAGTTTGTACCAGAAACGGTTGATAACGGACAAACAATTATTTGTTTTGACGTTGATGTCGCTGAGGTAATTAACAAAACATTCTACGTGCCTGTAGTATATGTCTGGGTATTCACACATAAAAGCAAAATGCGTTTATCAACGGGAGGTATTCGCACAGATAAGATAGCGGCAGAAATTGATAAAGTTCTCAATGGTAGTAGGTATTATGGGCTCGGAGAGTTAAATCTCAAATCTGTAGGTAGATTTTCACCCATAGCTGACTATCAGGGCAGAGTTTTAACATACTACGCAAAAGACTTCAATCGTTTAAACACGAAACAACCACCATCCAACAGAAAACAGTTATCTGGAATATAAGCTTATGGAAGGTGATTGTAATGAGTGGTTTTTTATATAAAACAGAATACAAAATCAATGATTATATCACGGTAAAAATTCCAACAGTTGGAGAAATAATCAAGAACGAAGATGAGTATTATGAAAGCATTTCGTTAATCGTTTCTACCCCATACGATATGATGGTTCAGCTTGATGATGCCGGAATTGATTTTACAAACATTACGGACTGGGATTTGTTTTGTCTGCTATTTAAGGATTTGCAAAACAGAGACCTGTCCCTTATTTTTGGTGATATAAATTTAAAAGATTTTGAAACGGCGATAAATAAACAAAACGGAAACATTATTTTATTAAATCAAAAAACAGGTGCAGTTATTGACAGAGCTATACACGATAAAATCTGTAGATTTCTTAGACAAATCTTATGCATTGAAAAAAACACAAAAAAGCCCGCAAATGAAGAGGCTAAGAAATTTATGATTGAACGTGCGAGACGGCGACAAAAAAGAAATAAACGGAAATCCAATCAGTCGCAGTTAGAAAACTTCATTGTTGCTCTCGTAAATACATCTGAATTTTCATATGATTACAGTTCAACTTTGGGACTTACCATATACCAGTTTTATGCAAGTTTACATCAGATAGTTAAAAAGGTTAAGTTTGATAATTTGATGATTGGTTGCTATGCAGGTACGGTTAGTGTTAAAGAGCTGGATCAAAAAGAACTAAACTGGATTTCTAATTAAACAGGAGGAATACATAATGAATATTAACGATATCACAATCACAAGTCTTGAGACTATTACTGCGTTTGATATTGTCACAGGTGCTTATCGTTTTACTCTTGACGAATTACAGAACGCAAAAATCGCAAACACTCAGGACAAGACTGACATCACTGGTAAGGGCGGTCGTAAGCTTAATTCGTTAAAGAAGAATAAGGCGGTTGTTGTATCTGGTACTAACGGTCTTGTATCTGGCGGATTGCTTGAAATGCAGACTGGTAGTGAGTTCCAGACTATGGAAAGTGCTCCTATTCAGTGGACAGACTATATCACAATTGAAGGCAACTCAGCACATACAACTTATATTGCAGTTGGTACGGCAGGTAACGAGATTGAGTCTCTTTACATTAAGAATACCGATGGTACTCTTGGTGAAATTTTAACTCAGGATGCAACTGCTGGTGACGGCAAATTCTCTTATGATCCTGAAACAAAGGTTATTCTTTTTGCAGAAGGTGCTTATGAGGATGGTACTGAGGTAATTGCTTATTACACAAGAAATATTAAGGCTGATGTTCTTGATAACATTTCTGACACTTATTCTGAAAAGTGTAAGCTTTACATTGATGCGTTTGCGGAAGATAAGTGCGCTAATGTTTACAGAATTCAGTTCTATATTCCGAAGGCTGACTTCAGCGGTAACTTTGACTTTGAAATGGGCGACAACCAGACTGTTCATGCGTTTGAAGCAGAATCTCTTGCTGGTGCTTGTGGCTCTAACGGTTCGCTTTGGACATACACCATTTTCGGTGCAAACGCTGAAGATGCTGTAGCCGAAGATGAGGCTGGTGCTTAATTATGCCAAAGGCAATAAAGATATGTAGAGTGTGTGGTGACAAGTATGAAGCTTGTCACACCACCGCTGTAAAAAACACATTCAGGTGGCAAGAAGTCGCTTGTTCGCCTGAATGCGGAGCTGAGTATCTTCGCAGAGTTCAGCAAGCCAGAGGAATTGAAGTAGAAGACGAATATGTTGAATCTACTATGTACAATGAAGATGTCAATGGTTTCGACGGTGAGCCAGACGACGAATATATCAGTGGTTTTGGCGACGAATAGCTGATTTATTTAGGGGGAGGAATCATTTTATCTAATAAGTTTTCCTCCCCCTTTATTTTTCGCTAAAACGGTGGTGATTAAAATAGAACGAACAAAATTTAATGTTGATAAAAATACAGAAAACCGTACTTATGACGGAATAATTTTTGATAGTCAATTGGAGATGAGATACTACAAAGAAGTAGTATTACCCCTATCAAAAGAAGGGGTTATTTCACATTTTGAATTACAAAAGAAATATGAACTACAGCCAAAATTTATACATAAAGGGAAAACAATTCAGCCCATAAATTATGTGGCTGATTTTTATATAGAGTATTCAGATGGACATACTGAGGTGATTGACACAAAAGGTTGCCCTGATTCTGTGGCAATGCTGAAAAAGAAAATGTTTACATATCACTATCCCGATGCTATATATCGTTGGATTTGTTATTCAAAAATAGACGGAGGTTGGTGTGACCTTGAGTATGTTAAAAAGCAGCGTAAAGAACGCAAGAAACAAAAACAATTACAAAAAGAAATAAAGGAGAAATGATTTATGGAAAAAGATATTAAAAGAGTATCTATCGCAAAATTCGAGTCAGCACTTGACAAGGAAAATATTGTAACAGAAACGCTTGCCGGTACAGAGGATGTTGTTATTGAAATAAAAAAGACAATTCCGCTCTATGAAATGACGGCATTTGTGCAAGAGGTTGTTGAGGCTTGTGTTGACAGCGAAACTGGAGATTATATTCCTGAAGCATACGATTTTGCTTTTCGTGTAGCCGTTTTAACGCATTATGCTAATTTTGCGATGCCTTCAAATCTTGAAAAACAATATATGTTAGTTTACGGAACACGTGCTTTCAATCAGGTTACTGGCAGTATAAATGTATGTCAGTTGAATGACATCGTAAAGGCGATTGACCGTAAAATACAGTTTATGCTTGATGTTATTTCTTCTTCTGCCGTTACCAAAATAAACGAAGTTATCAATAAATTTAACGATATTGCTACTTCGAGTGAACAGGTATTCGGTGGCTTGAACCCCGCTGACCTTTCAAAAGTTATCGAGGGTATCACTAAATTAAATAAAATGGACGAAGCTGATGTCGCTAAAGTAATCTTGGATGTAAAATCCGAAGGTTCTGATACGACAGAAACTATCGCCGTTAGTAAGGAATAAAATGGCTGACATTTATTTTTCTAAATGGGATGATTTAGTCAATGCAGTTGACAATAAATTATCTGTAATATTAGAAAAAGATGTTGCACCTATTGCAGAAGAAATACTCAAGAAACATATAAAATCAGATATTTATGATGCTTATACTCCAAAAGAAAACGGATGGGTTAACGGAACGACATATCAAAGGCGGCACGTTTTAGAAGAGGCTGTTACCTCTATTATGCTTGATAAAAACACAATTCTTATTACAAGCACTGCAACCGCCTCCCCCTCCGTTGTTAGCGGTTGGAGTTTTCACAATAGATATCCGGGTGCGTTTTTGAAACTGATTGAAAGCGGAAATACAGGAATATGGAAAAATGGTTTTCCACGTCCAGCAGTTTCTAACACTCAGGATGAAATTGACAACAGTAATCAAATAGCATCTGCAATAAAACGAGGAATTAAAAGGGAAATTGGAATTTGTATAGATATTTGAAGGGGTGATTATTATTATCATCCCTTCTTTGTTATAAAAGGGACGGTGATATAATTGGCTTTTGGAGCAAAAATAAAGCTTAAAGTTAACACTTCTGGAGCCTCCGCCTTCCGTACTGAAATTCAGAACTATGTAAACAGTGCAACGAGTAGCAAGCCTATTGTGATTAAAAATATCACCATTAAACTTGCTAATCCTAAAACACAATTATCCCAAATCCGAAACCAGCTTAATCAAGCTGGTGGCATTGGTTCGGTAAATCTTAAAGAGATAAATGCCACGGGTGCTATAAATAAACTGCGTAAAGACATACAGTATATGTTGAGCGGTTTAAATATTGTTGGTTTAAAAGAATTTTTAGGAGCGGAAGGCATCACTGCCGCAGCCGGAGATATTAATAAAGCAAAAGAGGCTGCCAGTGCGTGGGCTTCTCAATTACAAGTCGTAAACGACATTTCAAAGAAGTTAAGCACCTCGTATAAAGGTGCTTTATCTGGTAATCAAATGATTACTAATTCTGCGGAATTAACTCAAATTACCGCAGCATATACTGCTTGGCAGCAAAAAGTCGAACAGTTAAGAGCAACAAAAGTCGCTTTATCTGCCGAAGAACTGACAAGCTTACAAAATGAAGGTATTGCCATTCAGCAGAAAATCTCTTTACTTCAAAGAGAGCAGGCTGAGGCAACGAAAGCCGCAAATGCTAAAAAGACTGATGCTGTGGATGCTGAAGCGGCTGCTAAAAAAGAACTTGCATTAACTCAGCAAACAATAACACTACGTTCACAAGTTCAGCGTTATATTCTTTCAAATAGCAAGGCTTATAAAGCATATGGTGCCGATCTTGATGGTATAATGTTTGCCCTCAGAGACGAAGCAACTTTATCTGAAGAAGCATTAAAAAGATTAAAAATTCGTTTTTCTGAGATAAAAACCGAGGCAGATGCCGCAGGTTTATCAGGCAATACATTCTTTACAACTCTGAAGAAGGGCTGGGAGAAATTTGGTGGTTGGTCACTTGTAACTAAAACAATGATGACTGCATATCGTACCATCAAAAATATGGTAAAAGCGGTTAAAGAACTTGATTCAGCAATGACTGAATTAAAGAAAGTAACCGACCTCTCAAACCAATCTTACGAAAGCTATTTAAAGAAAGCAACCTCTATGTCGAAAGAGGTTGGTGCAAGTCTGGCGGACACAGTTAATGCAACTGCTGACTTTGCACGTTTAGGATACAATATCGAAGATTCAAGCTCGTTAGCGGAAGCTGCACTTGTTTACAAGAATGTTGGTGATGGCATTGAAGATATTTCAGAGGCTTCTGAATCAATTATTTCAACCATCAAGGCATTTGAACAGTTTGGTGTTTCTGCTGAAAATGCTATGGATATCGTTGATAAGTTCAACGAAGTAGGTAACAATTTTGCAATCAGCTCACAAGGTATTGGTGTCGCTTTGCAAAAGTCCGCCTCTTCCCTTGCTGCGGCTGGCAATGATTTAAGCGAAAGTATTGCTTTGATTACTGCTGCAAACGCAGTTGTGCAAAACCCTGAAGTTGTCGGTACAGCAATGAAAACTATGTCAATGTACCTAAGAGCTGCTAAAACTGAGGCTGAAGAAGCCGGAGAAGCAACTGATGGTATGGCAAGTAGCGTATCCGAGCTTAGAAAAGAACTTTTAACCTTAACAAAGGGTAAAGTTGATATTATGATTGATGACACCACATTCAAGAGTACATATCAAATTATGAAAGACCTCTCTGAAGTGTGGACATCTATTACAGACGTTGATAAGGCGAACATACTCGAACTTATTGGTGGCAAGAGAAATGCGACCACCGTTACTTCTCTTCTTACAAACTTCAAAGATGCTGAAGCGGCATTAGCAAGTGCTAACAATGCAGTTGGTTCTGCCACAAAAGAAAACGAAAAATATCTTGATAGTATAGCTGGTAAACTAAGTATTTTAGAAGCTAAGTTTGAAGCTATGTCTAATAATCTTATAGACAGTGGATTTGTAAAAATTGTATTAGATGTGGCATCTGCTCTAATGAGTTTATTTGAGTTACTCAGCAAATTTCCATTTATTCTGTCAACGATAGCTACTTCTGCCGCATTAGTTGGAAAACATACACAAGCAAGGAATATAGAACAGTTAACAAGTAGAATTGTGTTGCAAAAAGGTGCTATTTTATCGGAGGGTGCAGCAACAGACCAACTAAGCATCTCCTTAGCTGGCTTAAATAAAGCTCAGCAAAGATTGCTTGTTACAGAATTACAAAGAAAAGTAACTACGGACGAAATAACACGTGATGAATATGAACAGATAGTTGCAACGCTTGGACTTTCGGGTGCCGAAGCAACATTAACTGCTACAAATGCTGGTTTAGCAGCAAGTTTTAAATCTCTTACGGCATCAATCCCTGTTTGGGGTTGGATATCACTTGGTATCACTCTTATCATAGAGTTAACATCTGTAATCTCAAATTTGGTTGATAGTATAGAGACAGCAGAGGAAAAAGCTACTCGTTTAAAAGAAGAGTGGGATGGATTAACATCAAAAATACAAGAGACGTCTAATGCTTTTCGCTCTATGCGAGACGAAGCAAATGATATTATACCAAGATTTGTTGAACTTGCAAAGGGTGTAAATGAATTTGGCGAACAAGTATCTTTAACAGATGAAGAATACGCTGAATTTTTAGATCTTAACAATAGAATTGCCGAAATGTTCCCAGAGCTAAATCTCGGAATGAATAGTAGCGGTAATGCTATGCTTTCATTATCTTACAGTGCAGATACGTTAACTGCTTCGTTAGAAGGGCTAATAGATGCTGAAAGAAAAGCAGCTAATGCAGAAGTCGCAAAAACAATGCCAGATTTGATGAGTAATATTACTGGTCAAATGGATGGATATAACAAACAAATCGAAGATGCTTCTGATAATATTGACGATGCGATAAAACTCATAACTGATAAGTCTAAGGGCTCTTATGATTTTAAACTCAATACAACATCGACTGACCCTAAAAAGATTGGTCGATTCTCTGATGAGTATTATGAGTATATTGCAACATTAAAAAAATATGGTATTGAATATGAAGTAAAGAAAGCTGCTCCGGCAAGTACATGGGTCGATGTTATAATTAAAGACCAAGATGCCGCTATTAAAGCTCTTGAGAGTGGCAAGGATAAAATGAAAAAAGCCATTGAGAGTGAAAAAGAGTCTGTCTGGAGAGAACTTAATGGTGTTGTAAGTGCTTGGTTACAAACTGATCCTTTATACGACAATCTGGACGAAACAGGTCAAAACATTGTCTTATCAATAGCAAATGGCATAGATTTTTCAAAAGCCGGTTTGACCACGGCAGAGCAAGTTCAAAATTATGTAAAAGATAATATTGTAACACCTTTTTATAATGCTGAGCCAGAAGTAAAAGGTGCTATATATAGTATGTTTACTGTCAATGACCTATTTAATTCTGACCAGATAGACGTTGGCGAATATAAAGTTGTTATTGATAAATTCTTAGAAGAATTAAAGAACAGTGGTTATAACGATGAACAAATTAAAACACTCAAGATTGGGCTTGATATTACTGATTTTGAAGATAAATATAATCACGTTGTTAAGTTAGTACACGATGATAAAGGTGGAACTGTACCAATTGCTGAAGATTTAGAGAATCAAATCAAATCATTATCAGCCAAAGATATTGAAATTGCATACCTAATCGAAGAAGCCGATGGTTCTATGACCTTTGATGAGCTTACAGCAAAGATTGAAGAGCTTCGTTTCAAAAACGCTCCAATGGTTGATGTTCTTGACTTTGATAATATGGTTGATGGTCTTGACAAGGCTAAAGCTGGAATGGACAACCTTATCAATGCGATGAGTAAGTTAAAGAGTGGTACAGCTCTAACAAAGCAAGAACTTGCTCAGTTGGCTCTTGAATATCCCAAGCTTTTAGAAGCCTCTGATTTATTTACAGATGGTTCTATTCAGGGTCAAAAGAATATGCTTAACACCATACTCGATATGCAAGAGCAAGAGTATGATGCGGAAATTGATAAAAAGATAGCTGAATTAGAGGCGACAGAACAAGTTTTAAATGACCAGCTTGCTCTTGAAGAGGATAAGGCAAATTTACTTCAAGAAATTAAAAATTTTGAAGTTACAGGCATTCAAGATCAAGACGAACAGCTTGTAAATAAGATTAGAGAATACAACAACTTACAAGGTAAAAACTTTGTAAGTATGCAAGATGGAATTCTTACTGTTAACCAAGAGGCTTTAAATAATCAGCTTGATGAACAGAAAGATTTTGGAGATAAGTCCGCTACAAATATATGGTCTCCATTTGCAAAAACTATTTCTTCTGCTTTTGAAAAAGGTGGCTCATCTGGTTTAACAGCATTAAATAATGTTGGTTCAAAAATGAAAGATTGGGGTCAAAGAATTTCCGACAATATCTTGACTCCAATAGCAAATGGTATAAAAGGTCTGTTAAATGGTGAAGGTTTTAGCGGGTTTAAAGGTTTGTGGACTGGCATCTCTACGGTTGTGAGCGGAAAAGATGTGACCGTTACTTTTAATGGTAAGGATGTTTCTATTGACGATGAACCTCTTAATGGATGGGTTGACAAACAGATTGAGGCAAATGAAGAAAGAATAGAGCAAACAAAAGACTTACTCAACAGAACAGTTAATGCCAAGAACAATCTATTAGCCTTAAAGGGTTTGGATTTGGCTGAAGTATATGGAAATAGCAACGATAAAGACGGCAGTGATAAAGATAAAGATAAAACCGAAGAATATATTGCTGAAGTTGAAAGGTATGCAGAGGCTCTACAAAGACTTCACGACATTGAAGTTAAACAAGCCAAATTAGAACGTGACCTTGAAAATGCAGATTCGGCAACCGAAAAGGTTCGCATACAAAAGGAATTAAATCAGGTTTATGCCGAAAGACAAGATGCTTTAAATCATCTAAATAATCTGCGTGATAAAACAATACACGATTCTATTCCTTACTTGCAACAGCTTGGGTTTGAGGTTGAATATAACGATGAAACAAATCGTTTTTATATTGCTAATCTCGAACATTTGAATGAGCTTGAAGCTGACACGGTTGGAGAGCACGAAAATCTTCAAGAAGCAACAAACGCTTTAAGAAAAGATACTGAAGAGCTGATTGATGACCTTACAACTCTAAACGAAGCAAATGAAGAAGGTTCTCAAACTTGGCTTGAGCTTGCAGACAGTATCGAAGAAGGAAAAGAAAAGATAATTGAGTTTATCGAAGAAGTTGTTACTGAGGCAAATGAACTTGTTGATAGTTTTGAAGAGGTATATTCAACGATTACAGATGCGGCAAGTGAGTACGCTTCTACTGGTTATCTTGGTGTTGATACACTGCAATCTATCTTGTCACTTGCTCCAAAGTATTTAAAATATCTCTACGATGAGAACGGGCAGCTTGTTTTAAACGAGGAAAGTCTTCAGGCAGTAATCGCTGCAAAAACAGAAGATATGGCGGCTGAAACAGCCCTTGCATATGCGAAGAAGATTTTAATTGCCGTACAAGAAGATGACATTGATACTCTGGGAACTCTTACTCAGGCTACATATAACAGTAGTGAGGCAACTTGGGGTGCTGCTTATGCAACTCTTGGTCTTGCTAAAGCTATGGGTACTGCAAAGGGTATGGATGCAGGTTATTTTGAGGATGCTGTTGGTTATCTTACCAGAATGCAGTCTCTTACTAAAACCGCTACCGACTCTATCCCCCAATATTATCAGTCGTTAAAAAGCGGATATAAAAGTCAAGCTGATGGACTTTCTGAAATTATCAGTTTAACACAAGACCTTATTCAATGGGAATCTGAACAGAAGATTGAGAGTCTTGAAAAAGAAAAAGAGTCGTACCGTGAAATAATTGAAGCAAAGAAAGAGTTACTGCAATTATCCAAAGAGCAAGAAGACCACGAAGATGATGTCGCAGGTAAGCTCAAGGAAATTGCGAAATTACAATCTCGTATTGATCAACTCTCTCTTGATGATAGTCGTGAGGCACAAGCGGAAAAGAAACAACTCGAAGAAGAGTTGAGTGAGTTACAAAAAGATTTTGCTGATAGTCAAGCAGACTATGCTTATAATACTCAAATTGATGCTTTAGACAAAGAGCTTGAAGCTTTTGAAGAAGCAAAAGATGATGAGATTAAAGAACAAGAAGAAATGCTTGACAGCGCCGAAGAGTTGTATCAAGCCGCAGTTGAACGTATAACAGAAAACTGGGGCGACAACTGGGAAGGCTTCTATCAGGAACTTCTTGGTTGGAATAACGAGTACGGTTCTACTCTCGAAACAGAGTTAACATCTGCTTGGGACGCTGCGACTGCGGCAGCACAAAGATATGGTTCTATTGCTGCGGCAATAACCGGTGTTAATGATAATACAAAACTCGGTTCATTTAGTGATACCGATAGTATTATTAGCTCTATGGGGCAAAATGCCATCAGTTGGTTGACTGCTTCATCTAATGAACGCACAGCTCTTGAAGAAGCCAACAGACAGCTTGCTTCCCAGTACGAGTCTTTAACCGGTGAAAAGTTGACCATAAGCAATGGTATTTGGTATAAAGCCAATGGTAAAGAATTATTTAAGTATTCAAATGAAGAAGTTGCCACTGCGATAGTAAGTGCAATGAAGTCAAACAGTAGTGCTTATAATAATACAACCGATACCGATGAAAGACAAGCTTTAGTTCAAAGAAATGAAGAGCTTGCCGCTTTGTTGGAAGAGCGTCTTGGCGAAACCATTGTTAAAGGCAGCAATGGCGTATGGTATATCGGTTCTGAGGGCGGAACTCAGTTATATCGCAAATATCATACTGGTGGTATTGCTGGAGATAAATCAACTCTTGAACAAGACGAAGTTATGGCAATTCTTAAAGAGGGCGAACTTGTTCTTGACGAGAATAGAGAACACGCTCTTTATGAAATTGTTGACTTTGTAAGTTCTTTATCTGAACGTCTTGGCAAAGCAATTAATGTCAATAAGTTGGGCGGAATTGCAAGTATGTTGATGTTATCTACCGATACTTCAACTGTTCATACCCCTACCCCATCCTCATCCAACAACATCGAAATCAACCCTTCGGTTAAAGTTGAAATTCATCACAATGGTGATTTAGATGAAAATGATGCAAAACGCTATGGCAATATTGCTGCCGAAAGTGTTCTCCAAGAATTAAACGATGCTTTTAATAAGCGTGGTATAAATTCATTCGGAGGAACGCTGAAATAAACTATGATTGTAGAGGCGGAAATCACTCCGCCTCTTTTATAGAAAGGAGGGCATTCATTGGTTATTGATTTTTCAAAAATCGACTTCAAAGAAAAGCCTGTACTTGTTTTACGAAATGCAGATGGCAAGGCGATACAAACTTTGGGATACGCATACAACTTAAATGCTGAAATCCACTACAATGAAACGTCAACTATTACCTTTGACCTTCCGGCATATGTAAACGAACAAAAAACACCTCATTATGACGATGTTGCTGGAATGCGTATCATTGATATGCTTGACTGGGGACAATTTATATTAATGAATCCTTCAACATCAAATGACGGCATTAAAGAGATTAAAAGTTGTAAAGCCTATTCGTTAGAATATGAGTTAACTTATAAAAAAATGAGTTTAGCAGAGGGTACATACAATTTTTATAATCCAGTAACCCCAGACGACACAATTATCGGTATTATCCTATCATATTTACCATCTTGGTCAATTGGAGAAATTGACAGTAATTTGATAGATAAATATCGTACATTTGAAGAAAGTAATGTCAATATATACAACTTCATCAAATCAACAGTTCAAGATACATACGGTTGTATATTTGATTTTGATACATATAAGCGGAAGATAAATGTTAAAGCAACATCTTCCCCCACTTCTACCGCACCTATTTATATTTCTTTCGACAATCTTGCTAAAGAAATTGAAGTTGAAGAAGAAAGCGAAAACATTTTTACCGTTTTAGATGTAAACGGTGCTGATGGTGTAACAATTAGAAGTGTTAACCCTATGGGCACAAATAAGATATACAATCTCGATTATTATATGAATTCAACGAACTTTTCTGACGAAATGATTTCCAAGTGGAATTCGTGGAAGTCAACCTATGAAAGTGCTCAAAGAACATACTATAATATCACGATTGAAAAAATGATACTAACATCTTCTATTCTGGCAAAACAAAACGAACTTAACGAACTTAAAAATCAAGACTTAGCGAAGCTTGAAAATCAGCAGTCTGTGTATGTTGAGTATTTGGCAACGTTATCAGACACAAACAGTTCGGATTATTCTGAATATCAAAAGTTATTAAGGGGCGTTAATGCCGATATAAAATCTATAAAAGCAAACATATCAGATTTGCAGGACGAAATTGATGAACTTGAAGAACAAAAAGAATCTGTGACGGAAGATTTAATTTCAATAAATCACGAGACATCATTTGCAAATTTCTTTTCTGATGACGAATTAAAAATTCTTGATAGATATTTTAAGGAAGATGCAATTTCAGATAGTAGCTTTGTTATTGGAACTGCCAAAAGTTACAGCGATTCGGATATTTTTAGCAATTCGGGAGATTGTTCCTATTCAATTACTAATTCAGATATAACCGAAGTTGAATTTAACGAAAAATTCTTCTATACAATCAACGGTGGCAAACTAAGCGTAAGTGGAGATGATTTTTCATTAAGTGCATCAATTATTAAAGGCACATTAGAATATCGTTATGATAATGATTTTGCAGTATTCTCTTGTTATTTAAGCAAGGGTACTATTAATGGAGAAAGCTTTGCAAGCGGAACATTAACGGCTATGGGAGATGTATATACTCTATATTCTAACTCTGCAAGATTATCATTTGAATGTTCTGATGGCAAAAATTACTTTACAAAAAACATTACTGACTATGAGCAACATTCCGTGGAATGGGAATTGTATGAGTATGGTATGGATTGTCTCAATAAACTTGCATATCCTTCCTACTCTTTCAGCGTAAGCACTGCGAACTTCTTTATGCTTGAAGAATTTCAGGATTTTGTAAAGAAAACTGTACTTGGTAACAAAATATATCTTTCGCTTGACGATAACAGAGTGTTAGAGCCTATTCTAATTGGAGCAAATATTGATTTTGAAAACATTACTTCAATGGAGTTAAAATTTGGAGATACATTCAATCTTTCGAGCAATACCTTTAATTTGGTTGATTTACTTGACCAAAGTATATCTATGGGAAAGACTGTTGATTCTAACAGATTTAATTACAACAGTTTTATTGATAGCGGTGCTGCAACAGCCGTCAAGGGTTTTATGGATAGTTCGTTAGATGTTGCTAAAAATGCTATTTTATCAAGTATTGGAATGGCAATCAGTTGGGATTCAAGCGGTATTAAATGCAGAAAATGGAAAGCTGATGGCAGTGATTATGAACCTGAGCAGTTAGCAATAATCAATAATAATATTGTATTTACTGATGACGCTTGGGACACAGCGAAAATGGCTATCGGTCATTTTTCTGATACCAACGCAGGAGATGTCTGGGGTATTGTTGCCCCTAACATCGTAGGAACGCTTCTTGCCGGTAAAAGTATGGTTATTGAAAGTGAGAAAAAAGACGGAAATGTGTCTGTGTTTAGAGTGGACGAAAACGGTGCATTCTTACATAATGCAGATTTTAATATTACGACTGATAACAATACTCAAATAATGTTAAACCCAGATTTAGGTTTAGCTATAGGAACATCCCCTTTATATACGGAAGATAGCAACGGAAACAAAACACTAAGAAAAGCTAATGCTAAATTCTATGTTGATACAGATGGTGATATGTTCTTAAAAGGTGTTATTCAAGCCGATGACTTCTTGGATAGCAGCGGTACTTCAATGCTTGAAGAGATTGATGGTGTAAAAACGGATAAGTTTGACTCGAAATATCTTTCTCTATATGGTTTGGAAATCAAAAAAGGAAGTCGAACTACGCTCGAAATTACACGTAGCGGTGACTTGATGATGAGTGGTGACTTGGTATCATCCACAATTCACGGTGGTTCTTTCTATGGTGGAAAATATTGTGCTACCGGTGAAGGAAGACATGACCAAGCCGCATACTATATTTACTCTGGCAGTACAACAACCTCAGATGGATATATTACTCCAACGGGACTCGTTGGTTATATCAGTTATGATTCTAATGGAGCTGGTACTTCAGATGAGGCTGCAAAAAGAGTGTTCTTTACAACACTCAATAACACAGCTTTAAAAATTGAATCTGCTGGCAATATGTCAATTAGCACTGGCGGAACGTTATATATACAATCCAAGGTTGACTTTGGCGGAAAAGAAGTTACAGGATTAAAAATAACATTCGGATAATAGGAGGAAAAACTTATGGCTTCAATTCAATTTTCCTCCATCGGAACTAATTCGTGCTCTGTGAGATTAACAGGGCTTGCTACATCTTGGGATGGTGGCACCAGATATGTGTATTATTATTTTGACACAGGTGGCTATCCAAGCGAGGAAGATTATTCAAATTACGCAAGTGGCTCTAATATATCAAACGGAGCCCCTTCTGGCGGTGGCGGTACGGTGTATGGATTATCTGCTGGAACAAAATATTACTGTAGATGTTATGTGTATTATAATAAAACAATTACAACAGAAACAGGTTCATACACTGAAACCACAAGACTATCAACGATATCTGGCACATTTTATAGTAGACCGTATGATTGGAATTGGACGACAAGCATTAGTACATCGTCAATAATTCCGATGGATAAGTATGGCTTTCATCCTGTGACTGCTACCGAATGGAATAATTTTACTGACAGAATCAATGATTTTAGACTGTATGCTGGATATTCAACATATAGCTTTTCAACAGTTTCACAATATCAGCAATTTACTCCATCAATATATAATCAGGCTGTCAGAGCAATAAAAAGTATCAGTGGCTATGGTTATTATTTGAGTGAAATAAATGATGATACTGTTTTATGCGCAAATATATTCACTTCATTAGAAGATGAATTAAACAAGGTTACTGTTTAGTTATTAAGAATTAAAAGGAGGATATAAGTTGAATAAAATCGAGCAAATAAAACAAGGTTTGGAGTTTGCAAGAAACGCAACTAACTATGTCTCAGTTTCAGGCATAGAAAACTGCAAAGCTCTAACTTTAATACATAACAATCTTAGTCTTTTCTTGGATATGCTTGAAAATGGCGAGATTGAAATTATAGAAACAAACAAATCTGAATAGAGGTGATTGCCATGGCATTCTGGGGACGCTCATTTATGTTTAATGGTATTCCCTGCGAAGACTATGATTTAATGCTGTATGACATTGGAAGCAGCACGCAAAGCTCTGGACAGTTTGCCAGCGGCGTTACAGTTGTTGAAGACAAACTATCAACCAAATGGAAACCTTACTTTTACGGTGCAAAAACCGAGGGAAAATTAGAATTTTCTATGGTGTTTGGAGCAAATCAAAAAAGAATTGACAGAAATAAATATTTAGACAGGTATGAATTAGATGCAATTGCAAGTTGGCTGACAAGCTATGATAATTATATGTGGCTTGATGTGGAGCAAGAAGACCTTGAATACATAAGATACAGGTGTATAATCACAGAGCTTGATATAGTTGAGTTTGGCAACATTCCGTGGGCATTAAAAGCAAAGGTTGTTTGTGACAGCCCATATGCTTATCTTCATCCGCAAACTTTTGAATATGCGATAAATGGCGAAAGAACCATTTCATTTTACAATGAAAGCAGTCATAACGGATATTATATGCCCAAGATAGAATTTTCGGGATATGAAATCATAATTTCAAATGAACTTACAACCATAGGTGAACGTGGAAAATGGTTTCAATACTCCCCCACTATCAGTGTAAATAACGGAAAAGTAGTCCTTGCGGATGCAGTCGCAACTTCATATTGGGGAAGCAGAAAAGAAGAAGAAAATTACGTTTTGTATAATGATGAAGTGTATTATTGTCCTAAAACAAACAATACTGGAGCACTTTCAGATGTTTATGCTGGATATAAGGTTACAATGACAGAAAATAGCATAAATTCATTGTCAATAATCAATATGTCTGATGCAAACAGAGTATTTAATTTGGGCGTAGATGAACCTCTTCCCACTTCCATAAAAACCATTCATGTTGATAGCGATACTGGAATTCTTACCTGTGACGAAGGAATAAATATATATCCTTACACAAATTTTAAATTTATAAGGTTTGTTAAGGGCGAAAATGTTTTGAAAATAACGGGAAACGGTATGTTAAGAATATATTGTGAGTTTCCTGTGAATGTGGGAGGTTAATAATATGGTTAGCGATGTTCATTTCAACATACACACACTTCCCGACATTGAAATGTATGGTGGTGACACACTCCCTTGGGAAGTTACTTTAATACGAGATGATGGTTCAAAATTCTCTGTTGATACAGCCTCAGAGTGTATTTGCAAACTATCATTTACACCATTAAAAGCAACAAGTGGTTTAGGAAATAACTCTGTTGCAGTCCCACCTATATTTGAAAAAATAGGCGAAGCAAAACCGACATTAGACGGAAGCTCTGTTGTGGTGTTTGCATTTTCTGAGTCTGACACAAAAGGTTTAAGAGGAAAATTCTTATACCAAATAGAAGTAAGACACGATGATGATTTACGTTTATGTCAGGGTAGTGTTTATATAAAACAGAATATAAACAGATAGTTATTCGCTATAAAAAAGTTTAAAACGAATAACTTTGATTTTAAGACGAATAACTAATACTTATACGGAAAGGATTATAGATATATGAACAGTACATATTGGTTAAATACTATTATGGATACAATGTACACAAGCAATGTTGGTGAATTCTATGTTGGTTTATCCAGCACTTTACCTGCTGCCGATGGTTCAAATGTATCCGAGCCTACAGGCTATAACTACGCAAGAGTTCAAATTACCGATTTCTCTGCACCAGATAATGGTGTTGTTAAAAATGTTAACACACTTGAATTTCCAAGAAGTACAGGGGTGTGGTTTGACTCTGATGCAAAAGCTCGTTACTGGGTTTTGTTTGATGGTAGCACATCTGATGCCACTCTACTATCTGCTGGCGAACTTGATGAAGCTAAAACAATTGAAAGTAATACGCAGATTACAATTGCTGCCGAAACATTAAGTATTACTCTAACAGATTATTATCCGGCACAGGTATAAATTAAGGGGGTGGTTGGTCTATGAAAAAAATATTCTTCCCCTTTTGTGATCAGCCAAGACAACTTTCCTTTCAATTTCCAAGTCCTATTCGCTTCCCGTTTTATGTAGACGACCTCGTTTACTATTGGGAAGTTAATCCAGAAGGAGCTGTTTTATACCTTATTAATGAAAAGATAAATTCTGAAACACCAACTGTTAAAGATATTATTCTTGAAGAAACGGGTATCGAAATCTATCTGGTTAACGAGGAAACCAAAGCGAGCAAGCATATTATTGTGGAGTTTGCAAAAATAAGCAAAGGTGTTCATACTTTAGGATTGTTAGACCCATTTACGCTCGGTGTAATTGATGGTCTTACGCTTGGAGATATTTCAACAGCTTTTGCTAATTGGATGAATATGTATCATTCAATAGTTCCAACTTCGGGAAGTGTAAATGTAGATGGAACTAATATTAGTATGCAATTAAAACATACAGACTTACTACCACATCAAAAAAATATATTAACGGGCGAATTAAATGGCGAGATTGGCATACTGAGTCTGTATGACCAACAGTTTATTACACTTGGAGAACTTGATCCTTATACCCTTAATCATATTGATGCTATGTTGGCTATATTCAGAAAGTTTAACAATATTCCCGCCCATTTAGTAAAAGGAATTAAAATCACACATAACAACACCGTTAAGAACAATGTTCTGGCGGCAAATTATGATAAAGAAACTAACGCAAGCAACATCGGTTTGCAAATAATGAGCGGAGATAGTATTGATATGGCTGAGTGTCTTGCTA